GTAAATGTTCTTTGATCACCTGATAAATTAATTATACCAACTTCAGTGGCTCTAATAGCCATATTTCTTAATTGAACATTATCATCATTAGCTAAGCTAATAAATAAATTTGGATTAGTTCTAGCAAATAACATTAAATCTCGTTTAATTTCTTTAGAACTCATATCGTTAACTTTTGATCCAATTTCTACTCTTAATATAGCCTCTGCTTGATCAATCTCCATGTTTCTAGCCGCGTTCATAGCGTCTATTTGCATGTCTAATACTTCTAATTGATCTACAGCTTCTTCTTGAGCACTATATTCTTCGTATATTCTACCTCTTAAAGGGTGATACAAAGATAACAATTTCTGTAAATTTTGTTTTTCTTTTCCTACAGTTAAAGTTCCATTTTTAAATCTAATATGACCCATTGTACATTCACCTTTTTGTTCATCTACAAGAGGTGAATCTTGATTTGTTGCATATCTAATTTCTTGTTGTTTACCCGTTTTTTCATCAAAATACAATAAAGCATGTTTTCTAGTATGCTTGCTTGGTATTGTAAGAGTTAAAGGATTTTTATTTCCTTTTAAATAATAAACTCTGTCTTTAATTTCCCACGTTGGTTTAGTGGGTTTAGGAGCAGTTTTTACTGCAACCTCTTGAGGTGCAACCTCAATAGTTTCTGCTGTAGCTTTTTTAGCCATAATATAATAAAATTAAATAGTTAATAAAAAATCCTAGGGCTACGCTCACTGTGTAGCCCATAGGATTTAATTTAAGAAGTAATTACACTCCTTTGAATAATACAAAGTTGTTAGCAGCTTGTGTCACTAAACATCTTTCGGATAGGAAGTTTACTTCCATAGCATCCAATGTAGATGTAAATGCACCACCAGCAGAACCAGTCAACCAAGACTTCATACGACGATCATCAGCTTGTGAAGCTCTGTATCGTACGTGTAAGAAAGGTCTACGGATGTTAGTTCCTAAAACTTGGTCATAAACAGTTGATGTTCCAGCAGGTACTAATACGCCTTCGATGGAACTAATTCCAGCAATAGCGCCACGAGTTGAGGCATCATTTAAATATTTCCAATCAGTTTTGTAGAAATCGTAAGATCCTCTACGGAAACCACTAAATCCTAAGTTCAATGCCATTTCTTCTGAATTTTCAAATAAACCAAAAGCAGTTCCACCGGCTGTTCCACCAGAGATTGCAGCTAGCATATCATCAAAATCTAAAGCAGTTTGGCGATTTAAGAAAAGCATGTTTTCTTCAATAGCACCTTGTGTATCTAGATTTTTCAAAATAGCATCAAAATCATCAAGTCCAGCAGCAGCAGTAAATCCTACTTGTACATTACCACGTGTTTGGATAGCGGCAAATAAACCTTCAGATCCTGGTAAAAGTGCTGATGTAGCAGCGATTTGGTTATACTCACTTTCTACCATTGACATTTCTAAGTAATCTTCAAAACGCAAGCGAGTTTCAGATTCAGCTTTTAAATACCATAAGTATCCAGATGCTCCATCTTCTGTAGCAACTTCAACCCATCCAATTTGTGCCATATCAGAACCAGATACAGTGTATTGACTTCTAATGATGATTGGTGAGTTAGAAAACTGAGTTAGTTGAGGCTCTATAGAAACATATCCATTTGCAGCAGCTCCGTTAACAGCCGTGTTAGATGCAATTGAAGTTCCTTTAGCGTAAGCAGATCCGTATACGAATACTTTAAGAGTTGGAATAGCTCCAACACCTGTTGCACCAGCAACAAATCCATTAGCTATTAAATCATTACCGTTTAAACCAGCAGCTGTAAAGTTACCACCAGCACCTAAAGCACCGACAACAGTTACAATAGCTTTTACTTCAACACCATTTACTGGGTTCAAAAATACTACTGTATCATTAACAGATACAACAACATTTTGATCAGCAGGAACTGTAATAATGTTAGCACCACCAGCAGCACCACCGATACCATAGCTATCATATGAAATATGCAATCTATTTTGCTCAGACCAAATTACTTGATCAGATGTCATTGGCATTTCAGCGCCAACCATTCGTAAGAATCCAGATAACGTTCTGTTTCCATAACGCTCTACTTCTTGTTCATAAATTTCAGGTAAATACTGTTGTGCAAATGAATCGCCACCATTACCTGGTCCAGCGGCACCAGCCGCATTAAATTGTAGGTAGTTACTGCTTAGTAATTCCTGTGTTGGGGAAGGCAATAAACTACCAAATTGAGGAGTTAAACTCATAATTTTAAGTTTTTTTTAGTTAAATTTTCTTGTTTTTATTTTTAGTTTTGTAGAGTCGGCACCTGAAATAGCTTTAACTTTAAATCCACCAATAAACACATCACCTTGAGTAGTCCTAGCTTTAGTGTCACTTAGGTTTTTTGATTTGTTTACAACTTCTTTTACAGCGTCTGCTTTTCCTTGCTCATAAAAATGAGAGGCAATCTTATCTACGTTTTCAGCAGCATAAATAGCCTTGTGATAACCATTAACGTCTTTAACATTACCATTTTCGTCTAGGAACTTCCCAACGAGGTTTGTTATATTAGACTGGTTTTCTGCAACTTTATCTTTGTTTTGAATATTATACTTATATTTCTTTTCACCAACATTGATATCAAAACCTTTGAAATCATTGCTAAAAAGCTTTTGTGTATTATCTTTAAACATTTGATGCTGTTGCTCAGCTTGTTTTTGCTCCTTGTTATATCTATTGAAAAAATCCATAGCCTTTTGTTGTTCTTGAGTAACGCCCGGTCTCAACTTGATCTCGTCGTAATATTTACTCTTAGTTTCTTCCAAAAAGCTTTTGGCTTTTGCAACTTCTTCTTTGAACGCAAGTTTCTTTTTGCGTACATCCCTTTCCTCATCAATATCTTCATCGTAGTCAAAGTCTTCTAACAAAAGATCAAGATCTTCAGAGTCTAAATAGGGTTTATTTTTTTTGTAATACTCTTTTATAAGAGTTTTATCGTCTACATTACTATAATCAGCATTTAAACGAGTATAATCTTCTATTGTCCCACCTGTTTCTTCCATAAATGAAACTAGTTTTTCAATATTTTCAGGTAAAGGTTTACCTAATATTTTTTCATCTCTTATAGCTTCTCTAACTTCGGCTTCAACTTCTTTAACTTCAGATTCTGTTATTTCTTGGATCGGAGAAAACCCTTCAGCATCCTTGTTGGACTCTTGTAGAGGTTCTCCCATCTCTGCGCTATCTCCGGATGGTTCTTCCACAGATATCTTCTCTGTTTCTCCGATTTGAATGGCATCGTTTTCTTTTTTAATTTCAACCTTAGTTATATTGCTTTCTAACTCTACTAAAGGCTCTTTTGGATTAACATTTACTTTTGTAATGTTATCTTTCGTTTCAGTTAATTTTTTAGGTGTTGTTTTCTTTTTTAATTTAAATTCACCTTCCTGTTTAACAGGTTCATTTGTTTTTACTTCTGACATAATATAATATAATTAAATAATTAATAAATTCTAAGCTTGTTGCTCAGGGGTAGAAATCATTTGCGATTGACCACCCGTATCTTCTTGGAAGTCTATTGGTAATAAATTGTTTTTTCTTTGATCTATCATTTTACTTTGCTGCGTACCTTCCATTTTTATACGCTTGTCTTTTGCACCTTCTCTTTGTTGATCACCTTGTATTTTAACTTGTGATTGAAGCTTAGCTAATTCCATGTCAAACTGGTGCTGCATTTGCATTTTTTGTTGATCGAGTTGTGCCTGTATTTGCATTTTTTGAATCTCCATTTGCGTTCTAGACTGTTCGTATTGAACTTTAGAACCGCTAATTGCTTCTTGCTTTTGAACTTCATTCATTGCAATTTTTTCGTTAGCATCAGCTTGAGATTCTGCTTGAGCTCTAATATTAGCTTGAGCATTTTCTTGATCTTGTTTAGCTTTAGCTTTACGCTTAACCTTGAGAAGTTGATTTGCTAGTTTAAGATTTTTAATCTGTCTTAAATCTATAGCATCTTCAAGATCAATACCACCGCTTTGTAGTGCTACTTGAATGTTTTGTTCTAGTTGAGCTTTTTCTTCATCATCTGGTTCTAGTTCTAAGAATATACCAAAATCATGTAAATTTAAATTTACAATTTCTCTTAAAGTATTAACATTATAATTACTAATAGAGTTTGTTAAAGACTCTGCAGTTAGTGGAAATTCTAAAGCGTCAGCAATTTTAAGAGCTGCATTTTCTGCTATTCTAAGAGTTAAGTAAGAAGATGATTGCTTTATGTGTCTAGTAGCAGTATTGGAAGCGTTAGCAGCCATTTTTTGTAAACCTACTAACGTGCTTTTATCTGGTGTGCTGCCATCTCTAGCTTCATTAAGACCCGTTACATCGCGTATCATTTGCAGGTAATACTGATACGTGTTTATAAGACTTTGTATCTTACCTTGACCAGAACTAGAGTTTAATTCTTGAATAGGTACTTTACCGGGATTCATTTCACCGTCTTGAGTAAGAGATCTACCTACAATACTACCAGTTTGAAAATACATATTAAGAGCTTCTGCTGGATTATAATTTGTACCATTACCAAGATCAACTTCAGCTAAACCATCCATGTCTAAATAAACACCATCCGGTACTATTCTAGACATTACTTGCTGTAGTTTTAAATGAGTTAATTGAATCATATCAGCAAAACCAATACATTTACTAACTAGCGAATCTATTCTACCTTTGTACATTCTTGGTGCACAAATAGCATAATTCATTTTTACTTTTGTAGTATCAGCATAAGGTCTTGACATGTTTTCTGCTAATTCCCATTTAAGCATTGTATCAGTTCCTAAAACTTTAGCGCCACTATATAAAACTTCTATTGATCGCGAAACTCTTTCAAACATATCACTTTCTGGTGGATCAAATGTATCTGGCTTTTCAATAGCCTTCATTAATCCTTGATCTGTTTTTTTTATTTTAAAAACTTGATTATGATAAGTCTTGTAATCAAAATATAAAACTTGAACAGTATTTTCATCATATCCACCCCAACCAGTTACGTACTGTCTATTTCCTGGCATTTTTTGGATGCGCTCTAATTCTTTTTTAGATATATTTGGAAATTCTTTTTTAAGCTCTGGTATTGTTATAGATTTTATTTCTCCAACATAATATATATCTTCAAAATTGGGATCTTCAGTATAAGAATAAACCATATAAGCTGGATCAACATAGTCTATAGTAACACCATTAGAAGTATTAAAATTTGTTTTAGCAGCAGCAATACCACAAACAGCTAAATCCATATTTAATCTACGCTTAGTAAGCTCATATTTATTTTGAGCCATAATAGAAGATATAGCTTCTTCTTCAGCTATCTCTATGCTTTGCTTGTAAGAAAGCTGCATGTGCAATTCTAATTCTTCTTCGTTTTGAGGTAGAAGTTCAGGATTTGAAGTTTGATATAAGTTTATTCCAAGAGTTTGATTTAAATTATCTAAATAATCTTTAGCAATCATGTCTTCATATATCTTAGACGCGTATTCAGTTCTTTTCTTTACAGAATCAGGGTCTTGAGCATAAGCCTTAACGTCATAAGAGTGAGCTGATATACCATTTACAACTATATCTACAAATTTAGATAAAATAGGAACTGGTTTCCAGTCTAAATTAAGATAAGACAAATCACCATTAATAGATAATTCATCTTTGTATTTTTGAACAGGCTGTTCTCCTCTAGCATATAATCTAAGAGTATTAAAGTTATTCCAGTTAGTCAAATACGTGTTACCGTTTGTTCGACCAGATTTGAACCACTCATATTCAATAGCCATAGCTACTTGACTGCCATATTCCAGACTTGCTTTTTCAGCATCGCTAACAACTTGACTTGGAAAAGCGCTATTTGAATTAGTGTATATATTCATTTAACTTATTATTTTTGATGTAGTTCCCCTGTTGTCGTATCTTTTGATACCTAAATCTACAGGTTCTATAATTTTTTTATTTACTGGAGAATATCTATGCTTATTGCAAGCCATTAGAGCTAATCCAGAACTTATAGAAGCATCATGTTTTGTTCTATTGTTTATATTAAATTTAGCCCAGTCTTCTAGCGTTCTTTGAAAATAAACGTCACCATAACCAGACTCTTTTAATCCAACAAAATGCTCTATATATGTTTCTATAGCAGAAGCGTGTGCTTGCTTTATATCTTCACTAGAGTTAGGTATGCCGCCGAGCTCTCTTTCTGTTACAGATAATTTATTGTATTTTTTATCAGGTCTATTCATTGAAAAACCTCTATAACCTCTTCTTTTAAAATAATATAAAATTCTTGGTTTATTATTTTCTATAAGTATTGGCATACCATAAAATATGCAAGCCATAAGCACATCTTCAAAAAATATTTCAGCTGTTTGCGGTCTTGCTATGTATTCTAAAAAAAAGTGATTAGGTGGCACGTCTTCCATTGAAAACTTAGTTAGGCCGTGCAAAGATCCTTTAGAACCTCTTTTATCTACAGTGCCAGATATGTCATATGGATCACAACCAAATGCTCCCATGAAATCATTACCTGGATAATTAATACCGTTTTTCTTATAACGTCTATTTTGTATATGAGAAGGTGGTACCCAACTTACTCTGAATCTACCATTATCATTAGGAACAAATATAACATTTGTATCTTGTTCTGCATTTTGCCATTGAAAACTACCTTGTGTAACATTTATTGAATTTCTTAAATCTTCATTAAAATCTATTTGTTCATAAATTTTAGTTAGATTAAACAAAGATTCTTTTGATTCATCTCTAAAAGCGTGTTTAGTTGTGCGTGGAAATTGTCTATAAAATTCGTTTAAAGCGTCTTGATCTTTTTTAAGACCATCTACTTCATTGTTCCAGTATTCTATTACACCTAAATCAATTGTTTCACCCTGAGGTCCTTGCTTTGGTTTCTTTGGCGTATCGAAGACAGGTATTCCATAAGAATCAATGTATCCTTCGTAATTCCATTCCATAGGTATGAACAAGCTATATAATCCAGAGCGAGTTTGTCCATTTGCATTTCTTTGAGTGACATCTGAGTCATTATAAAGTTTTTTAAAATTATCACCGCCTTTATCTAATGAGTTGCTAGTTGAACCCATCATACATTTACCTATAATTCTACTACCTAATCGTAGACACGTTTTCGTAACGCGCCAGTTGTTGAGGATGTTCGTCGGACGCTCCCATTTACCGCTCTCATCGTGGACGAGGAGCTTGAGTTTCTCGCCGTCATACGAGTTGTCGCCCGTGTTTTTCCAGTCGATCGTTGTGTCGAGCCCGTCAAGTTCGCGTAGCGTTTGTTTTGTTTCAAGTTTCTTACGGGTGTATTTTGTGGCCGGGACTCTGAACGCAAGTTCTGTTTTTGGCCTGTCCATACCGTCCTGTATTGGCTTGAAAAAGAACGGATAGTTGACTGATATTGGTACCACTTTATCCGTGAACATCTTTTTCGCATCAGGTCCAGATTTCGATAGTATTCCATATCTAGAGTCAGAGGATATGGTTGCCAGGTTAACCACCTCGCCTGATGCCATAAATGAAAATCCAGATCTTCTGTTCTTAAGGTAGCACAATCCATATGAACGTACATCGGCTTTGCAAGCCTCCCAAAAGATATAGAATAATCTATTTGATTCGCGAAAGTCCGGTTTACCAACGTCGATTTTACTCCACTGCAAGTACATATAGTGAGTACCAGTAAGGTAAGTAGCCATACCTTTATTATGGAACCAAAACCCTTCTTCTCTGCGAGTAAATTCATTATCGATGTAATCATACCATTTCTCTTTAAAGTCTAGTGGATATTCTTCCCAGTCAAATACTGATTTTATTTTACTTAAAACTTTAGGATACTCAGTATATTCCCATTTGTCTGTTTCAAATTTATGTACTTTTGTTTTTTCAGGTAAAGCTATTTTAAGGTTTTGTATTTCATATATATCACCTATTCTACCTGTTTTACTTATAACAATAATATCGTGTTCTTTGTTATAACCATATTCCCACTTATTATACCTGTTCATTCGTTTAAGAACTTTAGGTTTTATGTGGTCTTTTAAAACTTTATATAATGACTGCTCGTACATTAGTTAGATCTTCCTTCGGCAAAACCTTTAAAAGCTCTTTGTTCTTTAACTTCTTTTGGTTTATCGTTTAATAGATTTTCTTCTTCTTCAATACGACTAAGTATTTCAAACGCGTCGAATATAGCTAGCTTTTTAGTAGCTGCAGCATTTTTAAGTCTATCAGCTGATATGTCATCATCTGAATCAACAATAGCTTCTTTAGCTACTTTTATTAACTCTTCAACTGCTCGCTGCCCAGCTTGGATTATATTCTTCTTCGTTTCCTTGGTATTCATACTTAATTACAATATCATTAGATTTCATACAATAAAGTCGTTTGTCTTCGACTAAAAACTCCCATTCACTGTTAGGAGTAAACCCTATAAGATCACCTGGGTTTATATTAAGCGCTTCTAAGGACTTATTACCATATTTAAGTACACCAATAAGGCTTGCCTCTTTATCTAGCGTTAGATCTTGTTTGCTTTTTATAGGTGTTATAAAGCATCTGTTGTTTAAAGTGTTCCAATTGTTTTTATTTTTATATAAATATATTTGGTCAACTGCACAGAAATAATGGTCATCTTTAAAATAAGATCTGCTTTTTTTCTTTTCACCTTTCATATCATAAAACGTTCTAAAAACATTTTGATGTATGATTATTATAGCACCTTTCTTTATAGGTGTTGAAAAGGCAGCTGGGGTTTCTACAACTCTAGCTAACCTATTAACAAATTTCCAGTTTTCAATTTTAGTATTTACAACTAATTTTTTATCACCTATGTTAACAGTATTACTATATTTATCGCCAACTGGTTCAACGATAAAATCGTATAGACTCTTCATTAATACTCTAAATCGTATTCAACAGATATAGCCATGTTAGAATTAAACTTCTTCCACGGCAATACCTCGTTGTTTTTCTTTATATGTATATTATAAGATCCATCAGAGTCATCAAATAAAATATAAGCTATTTCATGACCGCCGTATACTTGCTGACCAACAGAATAGTGCATAGCTTCATTTTTGTAATCAGAACCTATACTGATTTTTCTTATAACTGAATCCACTACTCTTCTTCTTTTTCTATTTTAGTATATTCACCTGTTTCAAGATCAATATTTATACTACCGTACTTGTCTTCAAGTTCTTTTTTATTATTAGCTAACTTTTCGTTAACTTCAGCAACTTTATGAAGTAAAGCATGCTTTTGCGTTTCTAATACACCTATATTAGTTATAACACCATCTAGGTTTTTCTTTAAAACAGTTACCTCTTCTAATTCTTTTTTAGTTATTTTTTTAGCTTTTGCCATAATTGAATTTAATTTAATTGTTGTTTATAATTATATAGTCACCTATATATCACTTATTTACATATAATAATATCAACTTCGTTTATTGTGGTTATACTAGTTATATAATCTATAGCTATTGGTAAGTATTGACCTGCTTGAACTTTAAATTCTAGTGATTCATCAGCTGTAGGTACACCTCTTTCTAGTTTAAGAATTTGAAAAGTACAATCCGTTGATCCAGCTGGTCTTCCAGTTTCAACAACAGTTATAATATCACCTGCGTTATATCCAGATCCACCATTTATTATTTGTATTGATTGAACAGCACCTCCAGCATCAACAAATACCTGAACTGTTATATCAGAAGCATTGCTTGGATTTGAATCTGTTGTGATGAAAGTTGTTCCAGCTGAATAATTTGTTCCAGCGGTTAATTGTTTAAAAACAATGCCTTCACCTTTTACACCTACTTTTAAAGAAGCTTTTGAAGTTCCAGCTGGTATAACATTTATAGTACCTGCAACTCCGCACCATAAAACAGAGCTGTTTAAAAAATTACCATATGTGCCTGTTTGATTTTCAAAAGGCCAAGCCGGTATACCGTTAGGTGTACCAACAAATTCTGATGCGCATTTCATTGCTTTACCAGCTATACCTGTGTCTATTGGAAATTTACTCATTTTTTTTATTTATTACTTATTGATTTAAACTTTTCTGCGCCTCGTGAGCCAAAATATGCTACATACACAGTTGTTGTTAATGTTTTTAATAGATTTATCCACTCTTGTTCTACAGTGAAATCTATATAGCCATGACTATCAACCCATATAAAAGATACAGTCATTATTGTTAAAAATATTAAACTCATTGGTCTAGTGTTTTTACTAAGCCAAGAGTCTGAACTCATATCGCTTTCCCAGCGCTTTGATACTTCCTGAGCTTCAACTATATCTTGTTCTAATAGTTTTAAAGCCATTTCTTTGTCAGGTGGAGGTAAAGTTTCATCTCTATCGATTAAGTTCTTTACAACGCCTAATAAGCCTTTATCTGGTAATACATCTGCTAATGAATCTAGTACTCCAGATTTACCAAGCAGAAACTGACCGACTTTAGTTTCTTTAAATTTTTTCTTAGGCATTTTTATAAGCCTCGTCTTCCCAAGGTAATTTTTTAGCTCCTTCGTTCATTTTAGATCTTGGGTATGTTTTACCTTTCCAGTAAACATTTTTATCATCATAATCAAGATCACCACGTTTCATTTGGTCTATATGCACCATTTCGTGATCTATAACGTCTTGAGTTTTTGAAGGATCTACGTCTTTATTTATAATAATTGTTAAATTATTATTGGCTTTACCCATAACCCCATCTTCCATATCTACATGATATATTGGAGTGTTGTCTATTTTATAAGGAGGATTATTAAGTTTAAAAGCCATAGTTTTTATTTATAAGGAAACATTTTATTTAATGCGCCTTTTCTAGCAGCACAACCACAAGGGATGTTTAGTCCCTTGCTCATTGTGTCTACTACTTTTTTTATACCAGTAGCTTTAGTAAACTTTTCTATATCGTCTCCTAAACCTGTTGATCTCATAATTACGCGGCGCTTGTAGCGTACGTGCAATCTTGAAACGGCGCGCTTACTTGTGCTTGAGTAATTAAGATTTTACCTTGTTGTCCTGATTGGGCTAAAGGTACTTGTGCAGTTGATACCGGTGGTACTACTGTTGATACAATGCCTCCTGGGTTTGCAACCATAGCGTCAGTAATCATTTTAACGCATGTGCCAGCTCCATCTGCAGCATTAGCTACAGTTATAGTGTATGTTGGAAAACCAGCTGTTGGTCCATCTAATTGGATTACTACAGTGGTATTTGATCCTCCGATACTTTCTGATACATTTATAATTTGATCAACTGGTATCAAGCTTACTGCTCTTGCTGCGGTTGTTGTTTCTACTTTTAAAAATTGTGCCATTTTGTGTTAGTGTTAGTGTTAGTGTTAGTGTTAGTGTTTGGCTGGGTTTTACAGATCCCTACTGTTTATTTTTTAAAAACTTCTGCTGGCTTAGCACCACCTCTTGCTTCTCTTAATTTTCTTTTTCTTTCAGATCCGCCTTCAAATAAATCAGCAGAAACTGCTTTAGCTATTTTTGTTCCAGCGGCTTTTACATTTTTAGCGGCTTTAACAACTCCGCCCGCAATTGCTTTAGCGGCATCTTTGACGTGAAAACCTCCATGCATTTCTGCAGGTGATTCATGTCCCATTTTAGCTGGTGATTCGTGTCCCATGCGCAAAGCAGACTTTGAATGTTTTGACATCCATGATCTTCCTCCCATAGCATCTTTTACTATTGGCATGTCTTGCATTAAATCTTTTCTTTCCTGTTTAGCGTAACCTTTGTTTTGGTTTTTAGCTGGTGATTCGTGTCCCATTTTATTTGGTGAGTAACTCATGTGCGGTCCTCCTTTACAATGTCCCATAGTTTTTGTTTTTAACTGTTGTGTTTTTTATCATATTTCATATCGCCCGCTAATTTTGAAATATGTTTCTCGTCAGCAGTCATTTTCTCGTCGCTGTGTCCGTGATGATCATCATATAATACATCACGCTTTAAATAATCTATATGAGCCGCGTCGTCTCGCTCAGTAGCTTTATAATTTGATTTAGTAACTTTTGTGTCAGCATGATCCATGCAGCATCTAGCGTTACCTGTATATTTTCCGTAATGTCCTTTTGAGTATCCCATTATATTATTATTCCGTATTTTTTCTTATCAGCATCTGTCATATTAGCTATAAGACTATTATAATCATTTTGTTTACTTTGGTTTGCTATGTTATCAAATTCAGTTTGATCAACAAGAGCTTCAGCTTGCTTTGTTGCTAATTTTTTTCTTTTATCATCTAAAGCTTGACTATCACCTTTTCCCGCGCCTTGCTTTTTATCTATTTTATCTATTCTCTTACCTAAGCGCTGAGCTTTCATAGCTTTAGCATTAGCCTGTACTTCTGGGTCATTTCTGTTTTTATCAAACTCTCTTGCTGCAGAAGATATACTGTTAAACATATTCATGTATAGATCTCCTACCGGAGCATAGTCGCTGGCACTCATGCCACCACCGACATAACCACCCTGATTTAAAGGAGACATACTAGCTGGAGAATCATGTTCCGCTTTAGCTTTGTCGTAGTCTTTTTTAAGATCTGCAACTTCAGTATTGCTATAATCAGGAGCATCATCTCTACCGCTAGATTCTTTTGATTTTGCTTTCATCTCATCCATTATAGCATCATGGGCTGGAATTGGTGACTTCATCATAAAGCCATCTCTAAATTTTGTCATAATTTATTTTTTTGAACAACCAAAATTTTTAGCGTAATTAGCCATTTTAACAACTTCATCGCTGTATTTATCTTTCTTAGACATAACAGCTGAAGCTGCAGAACAAGCGTCTTTAAAACCGTTCTTTTTAGCCCAAGCCGTAAACTTGCCTTTATTTTTTTCTTTTATTTCAGGAAATTCTTTAAAAAATGGAGAACTGTACATTATTTATATCCTTTAGCACATTCAGTAATTGGCCTTGCGTTATAATAGCTTTTAGCTTTTAATACTTGCATGCCTGTAATACCAGAACTAGAACCGACTCCATGTGGTCTTCCAGTTTGATCTAATGGTCCGTCCCATATAGCATTTTCTCCAACAACACCATGAGTGTTTTTAGATGCCATTGTTTTATCGTAATTTGGATCTGTTTTATGCATAATTTATTTTTTATTTTTATATTTACAAGCTCTTTTCGCAAGAGCACTACCCATTGAATTTTGTCTATCAAATAAAGAACCAAAAGTTCCACCTATAGCGTTTTGAGCTCCTAATCCAAATGGATTAATTAAACTAGAAGGATCTTCAGGCATACTACCTGCGGCTTGAACTTGATCTGCCACTCGACCTACTACTTGATTTGTTTGCTCTTGCGCGGCGGCTCCTATACCTCCTGGAAGATTAAATCCACGCCCTATTGATGTACCTATTGAACCTATAGCTCCTGCACTTGTATTTTCTTCTGGAACCTCTTGATTTGTAGGTTGTTGTTGTTGCGAGCCAAAGAAAGCGCCAAATGGACCACTTGTATTAAAAAAACCTTTAGGTTCAGCACTTCCTCTTACTCTATCTTGACGTCTTAATGCTCTGGCTCCCATTTTAGCTCTTTTTGTTGCTAAAGAGTCTTTACTAAAGCTGAAATTACCATTAAGTCTATTTAAGTTTATATTAGTAGACATGCCTGCTAAATTAAAAGGGCTTTTACTCATCTGTTTTTGTCTTTATTTACGTTATAAATAGCCTTAGTCATAACCTTGTCAGTATATGTCTCGCCATTAATTATCTTGTTTCGTCTACCTGTATTTATATCTTCTTCGCCAAGCATTATTCTGTATATTCTACTTATTAGTTGCTTGCCTTTAAATGATACTTTATATATATGGTACTTTTGGGTAGTTCTGTTTCTATGTCTCCAGACTTTAATCCAGTCTTGCTTTAACAGTCTATTCCAACGCCGGTTATCCCAACTGTAAGAATAAACACCCATCTCAAAGTCTTTCTTAGTGAAAAACTCCATACAATCAAGGTATATAAGAAGTTCTAGATCTGCATCGTTTAAATCATTATTACGACAAGCCCATTTTCTTATAATACGATAGTGCTTTAAGAGGTTTAGTTCTCTAATGTCACTAGCGTGTAATTTCATAATACAACGACTATGTCACCTGACTTTATAACGTGATAAGATTTTTTATCAACTTCTATTTTATGACCAGCATGACGATCAAAGTATATGGCATCGTTTTCTTTAACGCCCGCTACTTCTTCACCCGCAGATACAACACTTGCTTTAACATAGCGTATATCTTCTCTCTGGCTTTCTGCAAGAAGTAAACCACCATCTGTTTTAGTAGTCCCTTCTTTTTCTTTTATTATAATTAAGTTTCTACCTATTGCCTTCATCTATTCTTAAATTATTGATTACACAATCAGTAGATAATATTGTTGTTGCTACAGAAGCTGCATTTTGAAGAGCGCTCTTGGTGACTAGTAGTGGATCTATAATACCCGACTTAATCATATTTACCATTTTTCCTGTAACC